TAACATAATATAAAGTATCTGGTGCTTCTAAATCAATAGTCCAAGTTACTGTACCTTGTTCTACATTTTGTTGGCTTAATCCAGTGTTGTAAAGATTACTGTCGCTATCTATACTGTTAGAAGTCCTAATAGAGAATGGCATATCTACGGCATCAATGTCAAACGTATATGTCTGCCCTTTATATAATGTAAGCGTAGGATTGCTTACAGCATTTTCAGTTGCAAATACATACGTATCATTGTCAACATTATTTTGCTTTCGTACAGTAAGTGTACTTTTTATATCTCTTGAAGTACCATAGACAGGTATGTTATTTGGTCCCATAGGTAACCAATAATATTCTCTAAAATTAACAAATTTATCCCAGTTAATATGTGGATCCCAAGCATAATATTCTTGCTCGTTTAATTTACTATGATCTCCAACTGCGCCATTTCTAATTTTAATACTATTAATATAATCTCTATAATCTCTGTAAAATTTATTATTTCCTAAATTATCAGTGATTGTTGCAACGGGTTCTAATTGATAATTTTCTCTATCATTTGAAACATCAGATAGGTAATTGTCAGTTGCTTTCCAAGCCTTAGAATCTCTTCTTCCAATGAATCCATCAACCTTTTCAACCACCCCTGGTTGCATAAGCTGATCAAGTGTGCTTCCTAAAAATTTATTATTTGCATTTGTCCTAAAATACCTTGGCAGTAGATTAGAAGATTTGCGTGTATCTTCTTTACCTGGAGTTGGAATTGGTCTTTCTTCTTGAGCCATTAGTAACCGTAGCCTCCACCGCCGCCTGAACTACCTCCGCCGCCTGATCCTGATCCACCAGATCCACTTGACCCTGATGAGCCACTGCTACTAGAAGTAGAAGAAGTAGATGTTGACGTGGAGGTTGAGGTTGTTGTAGCAGATGTGGAGGTTACAGTCAATGCTTGACTTTGTATTCCTGTATTAGTTGCACTCGAAGAAGTAACAACTCGACCCGATGCTTGTATACGTGATGCAGTTACCGAGTCTATTATCTCTACATCAGCCACTGTTGCATCACTTACAAACAATTCATCATTTTCACTTTTAATTTCGTATAAGCTACCAAAACTTAAAGTTCCTTGTTTAGGCACAAGTAGGAAATTAACTAGATCTGGTGCTAAACTATTCATGACAAAGGTTGCCATTTCTGTAAAATGGAATGTTTCTCCGAAATCCCAATTTTGTAATGCAAAATATCTATTAATTGCCTGTACAACTCGTACTTTTATATCATTATCATTTATAACATTTTCTGTATTTTTTACAACCTTAAATGTTGCTTGTAAATTTTCTTCTGCATTTTCACCAAACAACACTTTATATTTTACAGGATGGTAAATTACTTCATCACTGATACTTTTTGTGTTGTTAATATTTTGTCCATACTGTTGAAATAACTCATCTACGCTAGGAGGCAAAGGTTTTACTGAAATTGTTCCTGCTAGGAACTTTCTAAACTCTATATCATAACTTCTTGTAAGCAAATAGATATCAATTATGTTACTTGCACTAGGATCTATTCTGTTTGATTCATCTGCACTATGCACATAATGAAATTTTAACTTATCTCTACCAATGTATGCTTGATAATCACTTGATAAAGATAAAGTGCCACCACTTAATACTTTGAAATTATTTTGGTCAACTATGTAAAACACTGTGGGATCATTTTCGTACTGAGAATATGCTCCTATTTCTGTCTCGGTATTTTTAACAATTATACTTGACCCTTGATCATAATAATTGTATTTTGAAAACCCTTGATCAGTTAAAACTTTTTTCAAGAAAATATATTTTGTTAGTGGATTAGTAAGTGGTGCAACTATATTATCAAAAATATCAGGATCGTCAACACTACCATCATCGTTTAGATCAAAGAAACTTACTTCTACTTTTTTACTGTTAATGTAACCATCTGCATTTCTATATTCTTTAACAATTTCCCAATCTATGTCATTATTAAAATTTGTTAAAGCGTCTGGTTGGGTATTGAAGTTCATTATCCCTATTTTGTCTTTTACTAATTGGCCTGTTGAAGAATCATATATTTTATTTTGACTATCATAATAAAAAGATAATTCTTTATCACTTTCGAATACATATCTCAAACCTCTATTAGTTACAGTATATTTTTCTCCGTTAGTTTGAAATAATATAATCCAACTTGCATCTAATTTGTTATTCGTTACATCACCTGTTTTACCATTACTAAAAGCATCATTTACATTTAGGTTTTCATTTATAATCACACGCCAAATTCTGTTTACTTGATCGTATCTTAAACCAAAAGTTTTGTAAGCAAAGACCTGATCAATAATTTGCGATCTTACATCTGCTGTAATGTCTTTTACTAATCTTGGTTTTACTTCTTCCAGAATGCTATTAGCAGGTAAAATTTCATTGAACACAATAGGTCCTGCTCCTGTTGTGCTGTTGACAGAGGTTCCTGAGCCGTCTACACTAATAACTTTTACCCACTTATAAGAACTAGCACCTTTGGCTGTTGCATCAGATGTCAATTCTCCATTGCCTAAAAACAAAAATCCTGCTGGTGGTTTAAATTTTAGTAAAGCTCCTGCTTCTACATATTTCAATGAGCCTCCTGTAAATGCACCTACCTGAAATGGCGCTCCACTTGTGTTATTAAATAAACCGCTTGATGTATTTGTTCCTTTTGTGGATTGTACCCAAGTAGCGTTCAAATCACTTACGATAATTTTAGAATAATTTCCAAAATAAAAATTGCTTATCGCCCTGCTTTGTATGATAGGCAAAATCATATTTTCAATTTGTCCTTCGATATCAGTTTGGCTTGAAAATGTAAATGTTTGTTTGTTTTCATATGACTCTCTGTACAATATTCCATCGGACCCATATAAATTTGTACTAGAATATTTTCCTGTCACGTCTTTTAAATCAAAATATCTGCTGATGCCAGATGATATTCTATTTGTTGCTTTGGTTTTTATAATTTCTTGGTTTGTTGTCAATGGAGTTATATTATAATCTTCTCCAGTAATCATTCTATTTTGTGTATAATATGTTTGGGGAGCATAACTTCGTATACTTGCACTTGATTCAGATGTACTTGCATTTGTAACAGTATCCTTGAGCTCCATAGTTACTGTCATTGTTTCAACTTTTCCTGCTTTACTAACATAATCAAAACTAAAATTAATATCTGTAAGTTCACTAGGAGCAATTCTCATAGCTCTGTTGGCACTTGTTCTATAAAATACTCTAAAAGGACCATTAGGAACATTACCAAATGTTCCATCTGCAAATAATAAACTTATTTCATCGTTAGTTCTAGTTTGTACTGCATAATAATCTCTTACACCTTTTGATAAACTATTAAATATTGCGTTGTTACCTTCTACCGCAGGTACTTTCGTCCAAATGCTTTTTGTTAAACCAGTATTGTCTAAAGCAAATAACCAAACATCCGAATCATTAATATTTTCTGCTTCTATGTTTATTCTTTGATTGGCAGATGGACTTGAAACACTAAATTCTCCTGTTTGCATTGTTCCTTGTCTGAAATGCAAAAAGTATCCTGTGTTAGAACTACCATTACCTCTACCATCTTCCCTATATAAAAATTGCAACTGATTACCAGGAAGGGGTGCTTCTTCTTCAAGCACACTGTTGTCTAAGTCTATATCTGTAGAAACAATTTCAAATGGTGTTGATATTCCGTTTACACCTTTTGTAAAAGTAAAAATAGGCACATCTGTGCTAGAAGAATTAAATCTATAAGTTTGTGTTTTTACACTATTAATTGTTGTATTTTTACTAGGTTTACCTATTGTATTGTTTTGAGGTAATGCTGAGTTTAGTACACGCTTAAATTGTTCTGCCCAGTTGGTGTTACTTGGATCGTTCCAAATAATAACTTGATCAGCTAAATTATTTCCATTGCTATCAACTATAGATTCAGTAGTTTTTAAACTATCAAATTTTAGCAATCCGTTTGCCGCTTGGTTTCTTCTAGGATTGTATGATAGTAATCTCGCTAGTCTTAGTACAGATTCTCTTCTTTCAGCAAGTTCTAAATAATTTTCTCTTGCATTAAGGTCAACCCTATAAGCAATATTTTGTCCTAAGAATGCAATTAAATCAATGAGTGCTAGATATTCTGATGTTTCAATGTAATCATTAAAATCTTCTGGATAGTTGTTACGTAAATAGGAAATCATAGCCCTACGCAAACTGTCAAAATCGTAACTTTGAAACTCTGCATTTCTAAAGCTCTGGTAAACCTTTTTCCAGTCTTCAGCTAATAATAATCTATTTTGTCTATCAGTGGATGACATCCGAAATCCTTTAATTTATACTACGAGTATTTATGATCTTTTATTAACCTAGTAGTTAATTCTATCATGTCAAACCGTTACGCTTATCAAATTGTAATTTTAGCTTTTCACTTATATTATATGTAAGATATTGCAGTGTACACTCTATTTGTATGCCTTGTTCAAACTCAGTCACTGCTACCTGTGACACCGCAGTTCTAGGGTCATTATTAACAATATTTGTAACATTCTTAACTATTGCATCTTTAAGTTGATCTGTTAAAGGTTCAAAAAGTGCGTCCCAAATGATACAGCCAAAAGTAGGATCAGACAGTTTCTCGCCTTGCCTTATATTGAAATGGTTAATCAAATCCTGTTTTATTAATCCTAAATCATACAACAAAAAAGTGTCACTTTCAGGATTAACTGTACTAAATCCTCTGTATGCTTTTTGCTTTACAGGAGGCTTTGGTGACTTAGGTTGTGAAAGTGTAATTTCTTTGTATAATTCTTTTGCCATATCAATATTTATCCTGCCGGTCCGTTGGTAAAAACTGTGGCGGCTCCTGTTGTCATTGCTCCACTATCTGCTGAATCTGTTACTCTTGCTACAGGTAATCCAACTGCAAACACTGTGGTATCTCCTACATTTACTTGTGCTACGTGTGAACTACAGGGAATAGGATCAATGTCATGACTTACAGTAGGGTCTGTTTTTCTTGCTACTAATAATCCTTCTGCAAATACTGTTGATTGAGTCGGTGTATCAAGAGTGGTTGTATCATCGCATCCATGCCCTGTGTCTAATTGATCAGTGTGTCTACAAACTTTAAGCATTATTGTGCATTTCCTTGAGCACCTGTTGGGGGATCTGATTGTGCTCCTGCTGTTTCAACCACAGTTGTTGTTCCTGTACCCATAGGCTCAACGGTAGTAAGACTTGCTAATGGTGTAAGTTCACCATTTATCATTTGTTGATAAAATCCTCTTCCAAGTTTTATTCTTTTGTTTGTCTCTGCTCCGCCTTGATTAGCATAACCAACTGCTTTTCTAAATTCGTTTCCTAATGTAGCAAAGTCTGGACTTGTCCAGGAAATACTTTTGGAGTCTATATATGCACAAGCAACCTTCGTTGCTACAACAGGATCGTTTGCCATATCTGGATTGTTTATAATATCAACTCCTGCTTTGCCTCCATATCTTTTGTAATTGTCTTTACCAGTAATCTGTATAAGGCCACGCCCTCTATATTTCCAACCTTCGTCTGGACCGTTGCCCATTCTGTTTCCATACACTGAATTTGCTATTGCAGGAGGTCCTGCTTGTTCAAGTTCTTGAGAATATCTTACTCCGGCCGCTCCTTTGAATCTACTCGGCCATACTGCTCTCATTCTCGAAGCACTATAATTCATATTTTCACTTCTTGGTTCAAACTTACATTCCGCTTGTACCTGTGCCATTGCCATTCCTAATGCTTGTGCGTTACCTGGTGCAACAGGATCAGAAGCACTGTTTAATGCTGTTGCAGGATCTAGTCCTATTTTTTTAATTAATTCACTTAGGAAAAATCTTTGTTGATCTGTTTGTGGTACAGGATGTGCTGGTTGGTTACCAAACGTGTTGTCTGTATCTTTTCCTGGAATTACAGTATAAGGTTGTTCGACTGTGTTGCCCTGAGCATCTACATACGTAGGAGATCCTGCTCTAGCAATACCAGACGATTCGTTATACTGTCCTTGGTCGCTTTCCTGATCTATAAGAGTGGTTTGTTTTCTAAGTGCGGGAGGTGGTGCTACAATACTTGCAGTCTTGCCAGATGTATGTGCAGTTGGATTTAAATTCTCATGTCCACCCCATGGTTCTCTTTCAGGCACACGTCTAGGTGTGTCAGCCGCTACAGCACGATCGGCTCTTGCCGCATCTGCCGTTACTTTTAAATCAGCAATCGGATTTCCGTCTTTATCTAAAACTTGATCTGCATCATCTACTGTCTGGTTGGTGACCGGTTTTGTAAATGTATCTCCGATTGAATCTGCGGAGTCAGCCGGTGTAGCAGGTACTGTACTGTTCATATGTATATTTGAAGCAGTCTCAGAATGCACTCCTACACTTAAAATAGAAGTCAATGTTCCTGCATCTAATTTGTTTGCAGATGCACTTTTTATTTGCGTATTCGCACCACTTGTAAATTTATTATCTCCAACTGTATTCAAATTAAAAGCACCATTTACTGTTTGTCTATAATCGCCCACTACCTTACTGTGCATGTTGGCATTGATTGCCAAATGCCCATCTTGGTTTACTTGTAAATTATAATCTCCAGATATGGTATTTCTTTGTGTTCCTGCAACTTGTTTATCCTCATCATTTCCTACTGCAATAGTTCTATCATTTGCTACCCAAACATCCTGATCTGATCCAACAAATGTTTTATAGTCTTTTCCTACACGTACATCTTTATCTTCATAAACATTTAATTTATAATTTCTACCTGCTGTGGTGTTTATATCTCGTCCTGCTTTTATATTAATGTCTCTATCAGCGACTATATTCATGTCAGTATTAGTTCTTATGTTAATACTATCATCAGCATAGATATCAATTTTACCATTTGATGTTAATTCAATCCAAGCACTTCCTCTAGAATTTGCAATGTAAATTAAATCTTCAGAGTTGTGTAATAATATCTGATGGCCCGTTCTGGTTCTCAACCTTACAGAATCTCCATAAGGTAAAGTTTTGTTTACTTTATCATCATTGTCTGGCACCAGTCCTATATCATAATAAGTTGATGGTGTCGAACCTGGAGGACCTCCTCTATATATTTCTGCATCACCATCGTCCATTACAAAACTAGATCCGCCTAGTCTACTTCTAAATTGGTTTATTGTTTGACCTTTAGGTCCATAAGGTCCTCTAGGAGCACCATCTCTTTTATCTAACGGTCCAGGAGTGTTCCATCCAAATACTGTACTTGGTATATCTCTCCTAGCACTAGCAGTAGATTGTCCTCTATGTATGTCATCTATTAATCCTTGTGTTGATAGAGCTTGTGCAAATAAAGGATTATGATGTGCTATAGACATTCCTGGGTCTTGTAAGTTATTAGTTAATTTTTTATTGTATTCTCCTACAGGTAAAGGTTTGCCCTTCCAATCACTTATCAATGCAGGGTCTTCTTGATTTATATATTCAGGCTTTTCAGTAACTTGTCCTTGTGGGACCATTCGATTCATGTATTCATCTTGAATACATCCTATCCAATATCCTTGGTTGGATTGTCCTTCTGCAAATATTACTAAGACTTTTGTTCCTGGATCAGGCGGTACAGCCCAAAAACCATAACTTTGTTGAGTGTACTGGTATCCGGGTTGCTTACCGTTGCTGTTGACATCGTTGACTCCATAAAAAGGCATGCAGTATCTAACTGTGAACAACTGTCCTGGTTCAAAAAAACCGTCTTGACCTGATCCTGTT